ATAAAAGACATAAAAAGTATCAAGGTGTGACAAAGAAGATAGGATCACGAGCAAAATACTCTGAAATCTCTAGTTACCTGGTGGATGATCTTGGTTACAATTATTTTAAACTAACGAAAAAAGCTCAAGGCGAGATTACTAAACTAATAAAAGAAGAACTTTTTAAACTGCTCACTAATATTTAGTGGGTTGACATAACACGAAAAAAGGGTTGACAATGAAAGAACAAGATCAAGCTCCAGTGGGGCAAGAAGATTCAGCCAGTGGCGAGTCTGCCAAGACAAAAGATTCAGTTTCTTATGATTCCTATCAGAAATTACTAAAAGAGAAGAAATCAGTTCTCTCAAAGTATTCTGAGTTAGAAAACCAAGTTGCCCAGCTACGTCAAGAAAAGGACATGGCGGAAGGGAATAAAGACAAGGTTATCGAGGAACTTAAAAAACAGAATCAGCAAATTAAATCAGAGTATGAAAAAACCAAGCAATCCTACACATGGTCTACCTTAACAGGAGAGATTAAACGTGAGGCGATGAAGCATGGTTGTAAAGATCCTGATAAGCTTTTGCGCTTGATGTCGGATGACGATCTTCGATCTTTAGAAATTGGTGAAGACTTTTCTATCAGTTCTGACGGCCTTAAGGAGATTATAGAAAAAAACAAGAAAGAAAATCACTTCTTGTTTGAATCATCTCCGAAAGCAGCCGCCGTTGGAGTACCTGGAAAGAAAGCACCAGTTGAACCTGAAAAAAATATTAAGGATATGACCTTAGAAGAACTACGGTCATTGTATAAACAGACATATAAATAACACAGGAGCAATAAATGTCAGTAGCTAAGAACGCAGACGTTGTTAACGTACAGGAAGCACTCGTTGCCGAGGTTGTTCAGAGAGAACTCCAGGCATCAGCTAAGCTTTCTCCACTTTTCGTAGACTTTTCTGAGCTTGTTGGAAAAGGTACAGCATCACTCAAGATCCCTCGTGCAGATTCATTCTCTGTTCGTTCTCGTGATAATGCTACCCCAACAGCTGCAACAGCTGATAACCTTACTTTCGGTTTTGATGAAATCCTTCTTAACCAGTCTAAGTATGTTTACTATGTAATCCCTGGTGATGTTGAGCTAGATGCTAAACCATCATATGAGCTCACTGCTGCTGGCCGTGCTGCTTCTGCTCACGCTCGCAACATGGACATTGCTCGAATCGATGCTCTTTGGACTGGCGCTCAGTCTGCAAACGATATTGATTTCGCTTCAGGCACTTCAAGCATTGAAGAAACTCTTCTTTCTATGATTGAGAAAGCTGACGAGATCAATATGCTTGATGATGGAAACCGTTTCCTCATCGTTAAGCCAGAGCAGCGTAAGCAGCTTCTTGGTGTAGCTAACTTCGTACAGGCCGATCGTTACGGCGACCGTACACCTATCGTATCTGGCGAACTTGGCTCCCTTTACGGCGTTCGTGTTGTTATGGTTAACCTCAACGGTGCTACTGCTGCAACTCTTGGCGGATCTTTCGGTGATGGAAAAATGATGCTTGTTCACCGTGAGTCTCTTGGTTTTGCTTTCCACCGTCAACCGGCCCACGACATGGAAAAAGCTATCGAGTACGGTGCTGGTTCTATGGCGCACACTTGGGATGTTAAATACGGCCTCAAGGCAATGCAGGGCGGAGCTCTCATCGTTCGTGCTTGGAACATTCCTTAATAGTTAATGCGTAAACCTGTTGGAAGAATACCTAAATTCATCTCCTCTGAGAGTCCGAAAGGGCTCCAGAGGAAGATGTTACAAGTACAATCAAAACTAGGTTATGGTGTTGAGTGGTTTGACATTCAGCACGATAAAAAGCAATGGATTGCATGGTACATTGATCAGGATGACATTACTCTCCTAAATGTGGAGGAAAAGCTTGATACCACAACCAGCTAGTGGAACAGAAAGAGACAGAAGCTTTAAAAGCTATGTTGAATCACCAACTAGAGGTGCTGACGGCACTGCTCAAGAAGTGTTCGTTGGTAATGCCATCGAGGCAGAGCTAGTTGAAACAATTTCACAACAAATTTTAAAAGCACCAGACAGAAATAAGCAATTTACATGGCTTGATTTCGGTTCAAGAAACGAAAGAGTTAGTACAATCGTTTATACAGCTCCTTCAGTAGGGGCATATATATTAACAAAAACATTTTCCTATTCACTTTCAGGCAATGCTTATAGGCTAGATAGTGAAATATTAGTTTTAACATAATCGGAGTTTAAAAATGAAATTAGTAGATTTAAAGCTACTTGATAGCGTTGGTGGAACATACGACCAGACTAGAACTACAATTCAAGGTCGAGTAAGTCAAAAGACCATTGATTCTAAACCAGTTCTTGGGCCTTCACCAACTAGATTCCTTGATGTCTTCTCGGACACTGCCGGTGCATTTACTCCTACCACTACAATGTTCGCCACAGATAACGGTCGAGTATTCATGATCGGTGCTGTTGCCGGTGGTGCTTTGCCTGTTGTGTGTTATGAAATTAACCAAGTGACAGGTGTTCATTCTTATGTGGGACGAGTAAATATATCTGTCCCTTCTTCTCCTGCAATTGTTCACACAATTCGTTCAATTAAGGTAATTGATAACGGTACTACAGGGTGGAAAATTTACATTATTGCAACAGGTACGGTTCTACTTGGTGGATCTGGTGTATTGCTTGCCAATAACTTAGCAAGAGCAGACTTCTCTCAAGTTTCTCCTCCAAATATTCCATTTGCTACAGGTAACAACCAAAAAGCAGTTTATCAACTTGGTCGTCTTGCATCTTTGAACTCAAGATCAATGACAATTACTCTTGGTACTCCAGTTAAATTTAACTTTACTGCACATGGGTTCCAAAACAATGATCAAGTTTATTTTACTTCTCAAGTTGGTTCAGCTTGGACATCTTCTACATTTGCTGTTAACACAAAATATTTTGTAAGAAACGTAGCAGCAGATTCATTCGAGCTCTCAGCCAGTTTTAACGGAGCTTCTATTGGTGCTGCTGCTGGCCCGACATCAGTAGTATTGCAGCCACTCAATCAAGAAATTGACTCATTTGGTGCAATCATTGACGTGGCAGCCGACCGCCTCTATACCCACGTGGGAACTGCCGCCAACCCACAGTATTTCGTGCGTGACACTTCAGTGGCTCCAACCTACTCACCCTTAACCGTTGATGTAACGTCGGGAACTCCTGCCAAGATCGGATTGGTCGCGCATGGTTTGACTGAAAACGAGCCAGTTCAATTCCTTGCTGGTACGCTGCCCGCTGCCTTTGCGCTCAATACGACCTACTTCGTGCGCGTTGTAACGGCTAACGACTTTGAGCTGTCAGCCACTGCTGGCGGTGCTTCGATTAACGCCCTGACAACCTCAACGGGTGTGACACTTGGGAAAGCGTTTGGCTACACCAATTCCCAATGGCTGCACTCAACAAGCATCCTTCCAGCAATTTCAGGTGTTCTGCTCGCCACGACTGACGTTGATGCAATTGCCACACCCACAAATGCTCCGCTTAACGGCTCCTCAACGGTCAGAAGTGCGCCTTCTTTGCGACATCAACCAACCTGTACCTTGGCAGGCTTGATGAATTAACTGCCGGTGCAACCACATGGCCATCACTCACCACCTCGAACATGCTAGGATTTCCGTCCCAGATTGTTGCACCTGTTGTTGTTTCAGCCTCTTGGTCGGACGCACTTGATCACGCCATTGTGTTAATCGGTCAAGCAGCAACTAACGCATTCAGATTCATGCTTAAAAAGGTCGAAAACAATAAATTCACCACCTTGTTTGGCGACTCCTGCATGGAGTGGTACGAAGCTTCCTCTAAAGAAGCTTACGAGCTTAGACCATCACTTCCTTATCTTAACTTCACAAATAACTCTGGATGGTTGTTTGCTCTTTCAAGTGCAACTGGCCAAAGAGGTGTTTTTGCTTCTGATGTGAGATCGGACACAATCTTTGATTTCTCTTATATTGTTTCAAAAGTTTTAACCATACCACAAAACGCTATCATTAAGTCAGTGGACGTTAAGAGAGAGCTTATTAAGACTGGTGGTGAGATTGACGTAAAATATCGCCTAAGTGGATTTGGCTCTATTTCTA